CGAGTACTGCTGGAACGCAAACACATCACCAGGCTCAACCGTCACCAGCCCTGACCCTGTGGCGTTGTTCTCATTCGTCAGCTTCGTCACAACCCCATTGAGAATGATTTGTGGTGGGTCATACCAAGACCCATCGTTCGTCTGATACGCCCACTGGAAACCGAGTTCGTTTGTCTCCTCTGGGATGATGGCCTCAAGTTTCACCCAATGAGATTGACCAGCACACGTCCCACCATCAGCACCAACAAGCCTGAACCCACCCTCAACCGGCTCAACCGTTCCACCATTATCCGACAGACAAGACTTTGAGAACTGCCAAACACCAAACCCGTCAGCCTCAGCCGACGATGAAGTGACCAGGAAACCAAGAAGCGCAGGGAGAAAAACTAGATAACGGGAAGCTCTGCCCAAACCTGATTTGCTTCGTCCCACAGATAATCTTTCCCATCCGCAGGGTATTCAATCGGTGCTTGCCAATCATTGTTGCTGTCAAGTGTCCATGATGCGAATGGTTGTGGTTCCACAAACTCATCTTTCACAGCATCATAAGTAAAGCCGATACCTGCATACTGCTTGCGAATGTTGTTGTTGTATGAGGTTCGTTTACACACTTGACCACGAAAGTTTGAGTACCAATTTTCTGGTGTTAAACCTTCAATCAGTTCAGTCTCATCAATGCCAACAATAACTTCAGTCACAATGTTGTTCTCATCAAGAAATGCGTAGTGCGCCATTATGCCCAACTCACATTTCCAGTACCAGCAGTGATTGTTGCTCTTTTGAAGCCACCTGATGCAGCGCTTTCTGAACCTGTAAGACCAGCACCGATTGTGATTGTTCTTGTGTCTGGGTAACGCAAGATAACAACACCACTACCACCGTTTGCACCGTTGCCAGCAGCGTTCCCACCACGACCACCTCCACCACCGCCTTTGCCTGCTGTACCTTCAATACCTCCGTCACCTCCACCACCGCCATCACCACCACCAAAAGCATTACCCAAGCCTGGAACATAGCCACTATTTGAACCGCCACCACCACCACCTGCATAATTTACAGATGAGCCAGTGATAGATGATGCCAGACCTGTTCCCCCGTCTTTATTTACACCAGTGCCACTTCCAGCACCGCCACCGCCACCGCTAACATTGTCGTTTCCAGTTCGCCCTGCAAAACCTTGAACTGGAGATGCTGTCCGTCCTCCAGCAGTATTGCTGTTTCCTCCTGCACCACCACCTGAACCACCCTCAATACCAGTTGTGTTGTTTCCACCACGACCACCACCAGTAGAAGTAATCGTGCTGAATACAGAGTTAGTACCACTTGATGCACTACCACCACCACCGACTTGCACGGTATATGTAGTTCCGACCTCAAGCGTCAATGATGATTCTGCTGCACCACCACCACCAGTAGTTCCAGCAGATGTGCGAAAACCGCCAGCACCACCACCACCGCCACGTTGTGAACCACCTGAACCACCACCAGCCAAAACTAGATAATCGGTTGTGAACTCAACTACTCCTGCACCTACGCCAGCCAAGATTTGCATGGTGTTATGCGCTTACGTTGCCGACCATAATCCAAGCGTCGGTATCCCACTTGAGTACGGTACAAACAGCGTATTGAGTTGTGAGTTTTAATTTGCCACCAGCAGATCGAATCACAGCTGTACCACCCGCAGCAAAAGTTGCTGTGCCAGTACCAAGCAACATGAAGTTGAGTTGGTCACCGATTGCGAACGCTGTTGTTGCGTTCGCTGGGATAGTGATGGTTTGCGCTGCAGCGTTATTCAATGTCGTCAACTGACCAACTTGTGCGGTGCCAGGTGTGTAGGCCGTTCCGGTCTGGGCGTTGACTGTGATAAGTGAGTTAGCCAAGATATTCATGTTGGCTGCGGTGAGGGTGTCCCCTGGAGCAAATGTAGGTCTGACTGCCATAGTGCCTCCTATGTTAGTGCATAAGTAGTGTCGTCTAGTTCGCTGGTGTCAAGTATAAACGGCAACACCAACTGCACCTGACCCAACCCCAAAAACACCTCATGACGTGACGGGGCAATCTGATGCCGAATAGATTCGACCACCACGTTCTGTCGAACCACCGAAGGCGTACCAACAGCGAAGCGTTTCTCCACCGCCAAAATATCGCCAATCTCCAACGAGGCCATCAACTCTTGCTGCGCCGAAGACAACCCGTTCATCAACACGCTTGTCTCGTTGAACACCACCTCTGGTTCCCCATACCTAGCGAGCAAAGCGACAGCCAAAGCCGAACCCGCAGCATCATTGACCAACGGCAAATTGTTTAGAGCAAAGTTCTTGATCCCATACTCAGCCTGAGATGCCGTACCATTCACGACACTCAACACACTCGAACCCTGCACCTGAACCGAAATACGATTCAACACAGTCTCAGCTCCATACAAGTTATTCAACGAACGAATCGGAACATCAGTCGCAGCAGTCCCACCCAACACCGCCACAGCCGTCCCAAACGAAGTCTGAATGCGAGGATCAAACACCAGCATCCCGTCACGGGACGCATAGAACCGACCATTCTCCGAAACCTGCAAAGCCTGCAAAGCCTCCAACACGTTCGCATTATCCTCATACGCAACAGTCCCAACCGTTGCCAACCCAGCGTTAATCTCACGCAACGCAGTAGACCACGACACCTCATTCCTCGACAAGATTGCGTCAACACGCTCAGACGTGAGCTGTGACGAAGGGTTAAACCCGACAAGGTTGGTTTGGGCTAATTGTGCCAAAGCGTCAACAGCGAGAATCTGTGCTGACGATAACTGTGGCTCATCGTATTCAATATTCAAGTCATAGATGTAACCCTTGAACATCGCAGCTGTTCCAGCCGAACCACCATAAACCTCAATAGCTCGACGTGGGGCAATACCCAAGTCTCCCTGATACCAAGGTGAGGCTGTGTTCAACGGGTCGAATGACCTTCCAGATGCACGGTCATCAGCAAGGATGGCAAGTGTTCCGGTGTTGAACGTGTCTACCTGGTTGGTGCGTCCACGATTGATCGTGATGTTCTGAACATACTCAGTAATATCCACGAACTCTGTGGAACCCTCAAGGGTGTCCTCACCGTCAAGCAGGCTGGAGTCAAGTTTAAAGATGTTGGTCTTGAACCCGACATCCAAATTGACCTTAAGGGTTTCCCCCCATATCGCCTGCCTAGCCATTAGAAGATAGAACCGATAGAACCAAACGAGAACTGTCCACCTGTGAAGTTCAAGTATTCCTTCAAATACTGCTCAATCTCCTGACCTACCTCAATCCCACTCGCACCCAACCCAGCATTGACCTCGATGTTGACATTCCCCATACCGCCACCATTAAACAAACTGCCAGCATTATTATCAGCCAAAGTTTGTGCGCCAGTAGCAATAGCAACAGGGTTAGGCATACCACCAAGCACCTTCGGATACTTAGTAATCAATTCAGCGGTCTTCTCCAACGCCTCATTCAAACGCTCCTGAGCTTCAGCTTCACGATCCTTCGCATCAGCAAGCTTGTCCTGTGCATCAGCCTGACGCTTCTGAGCCTCAGTCAACTCCTCAGAGAACCTCGTGTAAAACTCAGAACCAATAATCGCCCCATTAACCAACTCATTCAAATACGACTGCGATTCAATCAAACCATCAGTCGCTTCCTTCTGCTCATCAATAGCATCCTTCGAAGACAACTTCGCCTCAGCCAAAGCAATCTCAGCCTCACGGATAGCCTGCGGAGTAGATTCTGGGTCTTTACGAACCTCAGCCAAAGCCTTCTCAGCATCAGCCACAGCGAACAAAGATTCCTCAATACGGTAACCAGCCCGTTCAACCCCACGCTGAGCCTGATCCAATTCCTTCTGAGCTTTAATCGCTTCCGGTGAACCAGCACCAAACCCAGACACAGCCTTATCCAAAGCAGCCTGAGCTGTGATGACATCGCTATTGGCCTTAGCCAAATCATCCTGAGCAGACTTCGTATCCTTTTGAGCCTTCGAGAATCCCTTCTGTGCTGAAGTGCTTTTCTTCAAAGCATCCGTATACATCTCTAACTTTTCTTTAGCAGTCTTCATCGTCTTAGAAGCACCACCAGTAGCAGTCTCAGTCTTCTTGGTTTCTTCCTTGAAATCGTTCATCACATCAGAGCCAACCTTCAAAGTCCCGTTAACATCATCAAATCTTTCGTTAACGGTTTGTAGTTGCGCACCAGTCAGACCAACCTGAGTACCAAGTTTCTTGGTGTCCAAAGTAATCTTCGGGATATTAGGGATTAAAGGAATCTTGTTAAATACATCAATAAGAGTGTTGACTACAGATACCGCAACATTGGCTAATGCTGTTTTCATTTCACCAAACTTGCCAACAAAACCCTTGACTGTATTGACTGCGATGTTTGCAATACCTTTAACGAAGCCAGCAAAGATGTCAGGTACCGCAGCGACTAAAGCAACAATCGCCCCACCAAGACCAACGATGAGTTGTCCACCGATAGTCAAAGTCCACTTAATCAGCGACCCAGCAAGTCGAGTACCCATAGCCAGAAGTGCTGGGATACCTTCAGACAATATCCATCCACCGATAGTTCCAAGCATCGTCACCAACTGTGCTGGGAGTTGACGTGCAGCCTTACCAACGAAACTGGCAAGCGTGTCACCCAAAGCCTGCACAGCACTCAAGAGTTGTGGTAAGCCTTTTGTGTAAATCCAGTCATATCCAGCCATCAGGAACTTAGTCAGGTTGCTGATGAACATTGGGATTCGAGGCTCGATCCAACCAGTCAAGGAATCAGCAAGCTGGTTAATTCCTGCATAAAGCATTGGCAGACCAGAAGTTGCAATCCATTCAACGGCCTGAGTAATCATCTCACCCAAAGCCTCCATGACCTTTGGTGCGGATTCTTTGAACCTGGTGGCGATGAAATCAAACCCTCCTGCCAGACCACCTTCTTCTAAAGCTGAACCAAAATCACGGAAGGCTGGAAGCATCGAATCGTTTATGAAGGACACAGCACCAAGGAATGCTGGAATCATGACTGAACCAATCTGAGCAGTCACATCCGATAGTTGCGCTTTAAGGATTCTCTGCTGGTTAGCCAAGCCACCACTCGTGCGTTCAAAGTCACCTTGAGCCAACGTCGAGTCCTTAAGGATCAAAGCATAAGCAGCCTGTGTCTTAGCAGTAACGCTCAACGCTCCAGTCCCCGAATAGAGACCCATATTACGAGCCTCCTCCTTCAACCTCACATCATTGATCGCAATACCATATTTCTTTAACGGTTCAGTTTCACCGGACAAACCAGAACGCAAAGCAAGAATTGCATCATCAACAGTTGTGTTATTGAACGAAGCCAAGTCAGCAGCCAACCCGACAAGAGTTGTACTCATCTCAGCAGCTTGACCCTGACCAACACCAAAGGCCTGGAATAAGTTTCCATAAGTGCCAGTTGCTTCAAGAGCAGCCTGCTTCGTTATACCAAACGAAGTAGCAGAAGTCTGAGCAAAATCCTGTACCAGTTTTGCGGAATCACCAAAGACCACCCCAACCTTGGACTGTGATTCAGCCAAGTCAGAGGCAGATTGGATTGCCTTATAGGCACCAGCACTAGCAGCTGCGAATGCAGCCGTACCAGCAATCGCAAACTGTTTGAACGATGGCATGACGCTCTTAAACTTTTGACCGAACCCAGTATCAACCTGTTTACCTAGGGTTCCTAGATCATCCCCAACTTTTTTAATGCCTTTGGTGGCACCCAGAACATCGGAAATAAACTTAACAACGAACGTCCGCTCACCAGCCATGCGAAGATTCTACTCAATAACAGACAACCCATTCCGCAAAGCAACAAACTCATCCAACATCGCAGAATACAAAGCCTTCCCTGTCAGGCCATCCCAACGAGAAATATCTACAGGCGCATTCCACCAAGCCTCATCCAATACCTCTGAACCAGCACGACGTTGACGAGGTTGACGAACCTGCTTCGAACGAGGCGACACAGGATTGACAATAGGTTCAACATCCAACCTGAACGACGAATCCAACAACACACCATGACCCTCATGGAACTCAAATGACTCACCTGGTGCATGTTGAGGTAGATAGAAAATACGAGCAGGGTCTTTAGTCTGAGGGTCACCAACCAACCCGATACGGTCATGCAACTCAGCCCACACCACACGCCATAACGAAGCAGGCACCTTCTCCGCTAATGGCAAGACAAGGTGATAGTGAGGATCGGACAACGAATGCGAATACGTGGAATACGCAAACCATTCCAACCCGTCCAGTCGAGCATCATCAAATGCTTCACCGTCCATGTCCACCACAAGGGCTTCAACAAACCTCACATTACGGTTCCCTCTAGTAGTGCCAGGGTCATACTCAACCGGAGACCACAACGCCCCAGCCTGCTTGACTGGGTTCTCCTCATGGAACGACAACAACTCCTTAAGTTGATCCCACGACGAAGCCAACGGCTTCGGATAAATAGACTTCACATTCTTAAACAGAACTGCCATAACCCCTCCTCCTAGAAGGGTACAGGAAATTCAGCCCAAGTCAAGCATCATCGTCAAGGGTCTTCAACACCTTCTCAATAGCGTCCAGATATTCCCTGGCTATATTCTCTTTTTCCTTACGGACAGTAGGCCAAAAGAAATATCCTGCTCTGCCACGATGGCGAAGAAATTGGCTGGTATACCCGCCACCTTTGCGATACCCGTCACGGGACTCACCCTTCTTATTTACCGATCTTGCCCCAGCAGAGGTCTTCGCCCCCTTGCCGAACTTGCCACCACCGAACTCTGCACCAAAGAACACGTCACCCCTAGTCACCTTGCGTTTACGGTTCCTGTTCGGATTGGACTTTGAAACAAAACTAGATTTGCTTGCTAAATAAAGTTTTGGGATTCGATCTTTACCAACCTTCATCCCTTTCATCACCTCGGTAGCTTGACGATTACGAGTCACCGAACCAGCCTCAGTTTTGGTCTTGGCTAAAAGATTTTCTGCAACTTTTCCAGCAGCGATACGAGCTTCAGCATCAAACTTCTGATTCGCTCTAGAAGCATCACGGAGGAACTTATTGATGCCAATAATTTCAATCGCATCATTACCGCCAGTAATGCTGACTTGACCTGCTCTACCTAATGCTTGCGCCATAGCAACAGACTACTTGTTTAGATGAATTGCTCTCCAACGCAAGTAAGCAAACATAGTGAACAGCATTCGAGGAGTTTCTGCCAGCAACACCGATGGAGCGATACCTGTCTCAACAGACAGGTAAGCAATCATCCAATGGGCTGACTGGTCTCCAAAGGGACGATCACAGCTTGGTCAGCATCACCAATCGCTAATGACTCAATGTCGTTAATCCATGAATCAAAATCTAAACCAGTTTTCTTTTGGCGGTGCTCAGAATGCCAACCGATATAGGCCAAGTCTGTGAGTGTTAGTTCTGCTTCAAACTTTGCGACGCTTCGGTTGAACTTGTTTTCAAAAGCGATGAAGTCAGGAAACGCAGCAATAACTGTGCGAGTCTTCTGATCCAATGCCGATGTAACTTCAAGGGCTATCTTCATTATCTACCTCCGCAGGTAAGGGTTGTTAAAGAAAAGTTATGCGCCAGTACCAGTCTTAGTTACAGTACCGTCGATTGGGTAGGTGACCGATGCGGTAGCAAGATCGCCAACAGCACCAGCAACAGGAGTCCAAGTCAACGGAAGTACGTTGAATGCGTACTGTGGGTTTGAAGAAGAGGCTGAGCCTGTTCCGTTTGGCTTAACTGTTACAGGTACAGCAGTACCGGCATTCCAAGCATCGTAGAACAACTTCTCGATGGTTGGGTAATCCTGATGCAACTCAAGAGTGATGGAGTTGTCTGCAAGACCAGCAACACGAGTTACTGCACCAGACGAACCGAAACTTGTTGTAGCTACTTCAGCTTTTGACAGGTTCAAGGTTACTGATGCGACGTATGACGTGATGTCAGTATTTGCTGTGCCGAAGGTGACCGCTACGTTTGTGAGAACTTGCTTTGCCATGTTTGATACTCCTGCCTTCCGGCACTCGAAGAATTACTAATGAAACTATACACGCCAGCAGGACGACGAATCAACAGACTAAGCGTACACCACCACACGGAAGTCAACCATCAGATACGTCGCATCGTTGCCATCCATCGTGGAGATATTGCTCGCAGACTCGACTAGCAAGTTCTGCACCACCCCACCCAAAGACCGATCCGCTTCCAACGCTGCACGAACCGAAGTCGTACCCTCATAAGACAGATAGCCATCCAAAGCAGTCTGAGCTGTGCGTTCCGCAGACCTACCCACGCACACAGACACCACGAAGATATGGGTGACTAGCCCACCACGCATAGCCCCGTTGTAGGTGATTGATTCCAACATAGGCCAAGCGAACGGAGCATTGATATTGTCCGGTTGCTGAGCGTAAGCCCGTAAGCCTGGGAT